AAAGGTTGACCGCTTCCCGGTATTGATGAACACCGCCATCAAGAATGCCACGGGACTGATTACCGGGCAGACAGGCGGCTATGTGGTCATCCACACCGCAACGGACACCGGGCAGCCTTATGAACTGCTGATTCTGGATGCTCCGTCCATAGATGAAGCAGTCAATGTATGGCGGTGGAATGTGGGCGGCTTGGGTTTCAGCAGCAACGGCTACAACGGACCCTATGAAACCGCCATCACCGCTGACGGTCAGATCGTTGCCGACTTCATTACCTCCGGCACCTTGGTGGCAAACATCATCAAGGCAGGTGTCCTGCAATCCCAGGACGGCTCATCCTATTGGGACTTGGAAACTGGTGAAGTCGTTCTACGCGCTTATGCGACCACTGAGAGCGTTGACTCTGTTTCAGACCGGGTTGCCACCATTGAAGAACAGAAAATGTACCGCATGGTCATTTCCTCTTCAAACGGAAACATCTTCAAAAACGGCGTTATCAACACCACACTGTATGCCACGGTTTTCTCCTGGGACGAGAATGTGACCGACACTCTCGACCCTAACCAGTTCATTTGGACCCGTGTTTCGGACGATACTGCCGCCGATGTCGTTTGGAACGCAGACCACGCAGGCGGCACAAAATCCATCGATATTACCTCCGATGATGTCAAGGTAAGGGCGACCTTCTTCTGCGACCTCATCGATACCACTACAAGAAACAGTCTTTTAGGCTGAGAATAGGAGTTTTTTCTATGAGCAAAGCACAAGGTCAGTTTACGATCATTGACTACAATGACGCCCTAACCCTTACCGGGTACATCGGTTCCAGTCTTGCCAAGACGCAGATGTATAACCCGGACAACAACACCTACACGCCCGACTGGTCGGATACCAACCTGGTTCTGACTCCCAGCCTGTATGTCATTGGCACCACCACCGATCAGATCACTTCCTCCCAGGTGACCTCTGTTAAGTGGTACATCGGCAGTTCCACCACAGCGATTACCACCTCCGGCGCCTATGCACTCAGTGGCACCAAGAGTCATATCCTTACCATCAAGGACAATGTGATGGCGGGTCTGCCCGGCATCGATTACCGCTGCGTCATTACCTACAAGGATGACTCCACTGGGTTGTCCATTACGCATCCGCTGACCATTTCCTTCAGCCGAGTAGTCAACGGTTCCGGCATTACCGATCTGCTTGTCAGCACTCCTTTGGGTAATGTGTTCAAGAACAGCGAGGTTGCCACCTTGACCGCTGTTGCGGAACTGTGGCGCGGTTCTACTGTGGATACCACCAAAGTGACCTACAAGTGGGCAATTATGGACTCCACAGTCACCGCTACCACATCCTCCGGCTACGATGCCGACTTTGGCACCGGCTGGCGAAAGCTGTCCGATACCACGGGTATGTACACTGGCACCACCACGGCAACCATCACCGTCTATGCTTCAGCCGTTGATAGTTATGCAGTGTTCCGCTGCGTAGCTACCGACTCCGATTCCACTTCTGCGACTTACAATTCCGATTTTACGGATGTGGCGACCTTCATCGATAACTCCGACCCCATCCAGGTGGTGGTTACCTCCACGGGTGGTGACGTGTTCAAGAACGGCGAGGGTTCCACAGTTTTGACCGCAGTTGTTTACCAGGCAGGTATGGAAATCGATACTGAGGGCAACGGTACTTATACCTGGACGAAGTATGACAAGGATGGTGCTATCGATACCACTTGGGGTACTTCTGGCAGCAAGACCGGAAAGACCCTGTCCGTGTCCAACACCGATGTGGACACCAAGGCAACCTTTATGGTCGTTGTAAGCCTGTAAAGGGGTGATTTCCATGACGGCTGTCGCACAGTACACCATTACTCGTATCAATGATGTCATCACATCCGACACGCCGCCGGAGAACCCTTATCTGGGTATGCTGTGGGTCAACACCGCTACTGTACCCCCGGAAACAATGGTGTGGGATGGACAGGGTTGGGTCTTGGAGAATGATCTCGACAAGCTCCGGGAGACCGTGTCCACCCACACCACCAAATTCGGTGAGTTTCAGAGCAGCGTTGACGGTCTGAACTCCTATGTCGGTACGCTGACAGAAACAGTTGAGACCCTGGAAACGGATATGGGCGTGGAAAAAGAAACGGTGCTTGAGATGCAGAGCAAGGTTTCGGAACTGGAACACACCGTGGACGGGCTGTCTCTTACCATGCAGGAGCAGTTTGCGGGCGGCATCAATTACATCAAAAATTCTGCCGGACTGAACGGTATTACCGATGACTGGACGACCTCCGGTACGGTGTCTACAGACTCTTCTACGGATGTGCAAAGCAACACCTCCTCGGATTCCGCATTCGTTCTGGGCGATACCTCGACCTTAACGCAGGTCGTTACAGGTGTTGTCCCCGGCACCTATGCTGTATCAATCCGAGCCAAGAAAACCGGGGCAAGCTACACTTCCTATTTCCGAGTAACCTATAACGGCTCCAAGTACGTGGATCTGTTCAACACCACCGTCACCTTTGGGTGGACGGAGTACGACGCAGTCATCCCTGATGTGCAGGATGGCACCATTACCATTACTGCTTATAACCGCCTGGCAGACTTGTATGTTTCGGACATTGTTCTGGCGGAGGGTAGCACAATCCACAAATGGACTCCTGCACCCAACGAAATCTATACCACCGAAGTAAAAATCGACCGCCGGGGCATCGAGGTGTCCAATGCAGACTCTGCCCAGCGGACGGTCATCAACAACACCGAGTTCTCCGGCTACTACAACGAGGAGAAAATTTTCACCCTGAATAAGGATGAAACTGTTACAAAAAAGACCACGGTTGATGGCGAGTTGACCGTAGGCAAAACCAAGTTCGTTCCGATGCCGACCGCCTCGGAAGGACTGAACATCGTAATTCTTGACTAAGAGGAGGTGCGGATATGGCACTAAGCGGTTCTTTTTACAAATATCCCGTAGATAATTTTGGTCTGTACTGCACCTGGTCAGCCACCCAAAGCGTGACGGGCAACTACTCGGATGTGACCCTCAATGTCTATCTGAAATACTACACGCTGTCTGTTGGCTCCCGTTCCGACTCCACCGTTTCCATCAATGGTGTGTCCGAAACCTATACGGCTCCGGCTATCAGCGATAGTACAGCAGACTATGATCTGACCCTGCTGAAGACCTATACGGTGCGGGTGAATCACGACTCCAACGGCACCAAAACGGGTGTGGCTCTATCTGCGTACTGGCGGTTCTCCGGTACCTATTCAGGCACTTCCATTACATCCATTACTGCATCCACCACCATTGATCTGGATGCCATTGACAGAACAGCGCCTACGGTGACCGCTGCTATCTCAAATATCGCCGCAGATGGCTTCAAAATTTCTGTCACATCCTCCGCAACGGCTGACCGTTTTTATTACAGCCTTGACGACGGCGCAACGAGTACGCTCTTTTCAAGTACGGCAGGAACATCCGCCAGTACAACGATTACCGGGCTGGACCCCAATACCACCTATGCTGTCCGTGGTATGGTCAGAAAAAAGAGTAACCAAGTCTATGGTGAGACAAGTTCAATCAGTGTGACCACCCTGGGCGGTGCGAAGATTAATAGCTGTCCGACCATAACAGCGGATGCGGCTACGGTCACTTTCAAGCCCAATGTTACTGTCTACGATGCGTCCTATTCCTACTATCTGTCCATTTGCAACGGATCAACTGAGTATGTGGCGTTGTCGGCAAGAACCTGGACTGCAGGAACAGCCGACCGCACCATTACGCTTTCCCAGACGGAACGAGCCGACCTGTTGGAAGCGATGGCAAGCATCAAGTCCTTCACGGCAACCATCAAGGTGGTTACCAAGAGCGGAACAACGCAAATCGGCGATACTTCGTCCTGTACCTGCACGGTGCAGACCACCGAGGCAAATTCTGCACCCACCATGACTGCTTTTACCTACAAGGACAGCAGAAGCACAACCTCTGCCATAACCGGCAATGACCAGTTGTTCATACAGACCTATTCCTACCTGTATGTAACACCCGGTGTTGCTACAGCGAAGAATGGCGCGTCCATTGTCAAGTACGCCGCTACCTGTAATGGCGTTACTTATTCCAATACAACAGGAGCGACTCTGAACCTTTATGGCATTGCCAAATCCGGCACTTTGGATGTAATGGTCACGGCTACGGACTCCCGTGGTTATACCGTCAGCAGTACCCAGCAGATCACAGTAATCCCGTATGCAAAGCCCAAGGTGTCATCCATCTCGCTTCGACGAACCAACGATATTGAAGCTGAAATGCAGCTCGTTTTCAACGGCAGTATTTCACCCATTACTGTTGATGGAACGCAGAAAAACAGTCTATTGTATGTAGCCTATCGTTACAAGCTGACCAGTGAGGACAGCTATGGGTCCTATACCTACATCACCACAGATGTTACCCAAAGCGGCACCAGTTTCTCCTATTCCAATTTGGAACTGTGCAGTCTGGACGCTAACTCGTCCTATGACTTCCATGTTTATATCCGAGATCAGCTAAATACGCTGTCGGCTACCAGTCTGTATTTCACCGTTCCACAGGGTACGCCCCTGGTGGCTCTGCGAAAGAAGATGGTGGGCATCAACACTCCAACCCCGGATTCCGCACTTCACGTAGTGGGTGATGGCCATTTTGAGGGCAATGTTCGTATTGAGGGAACCCTAACCCCAGACAGCATCGATTACGATTTTGGCAACCCACCGTTCTACTACGGCACCTGTGCCACCGCAGCGGCAACGGTCGCAAAGGTGGTCACTTGCTCCGACTTTGTATTGGAGACTGGCGCTACCATTGCAGTGAAGTTCACCTACTACAATACAGGTGCATCCCCAACGCTGAATGTGAACGGCACGGGAGCCATTGCCATCAAGCAGTATGGCTCTACGGCGGCAAGTACCTATATGTGGCGCAGTGGTGAGGTTGTAATGTTCGTCTACAACGGTTCGTACTGGGAACTGATTAGTAAGTCCACGGCCACCACAACTTACTATGGCCTGACGAAGCTATCCTCCAGCGTGGCATCCACCAGCACCACTGTTGCCGCCAACAGCTATGCCGCTTACCTTGCCTATGAGCGGCAGGACTTTGAGGAAATCACCTTGGAAACTGCCTTGGCTCTTAGCTACGGAGGCACTGGGGCGACCACAGCGGCGGCAGCTCGGACGAACCTTGGTATCACCTGCACTTCGCTTTACAGTGGAACGCTGACCACTGGAAGTACGACCTTCAATTACGGCTCCTATAAGGCGTATGTAATTGTCGGTCAACCGAACTCCACTTCTGCTCGTGTCAGTCTCTTTATTCCCAAGGGGCAGCTGACAACCACAGCAACCACATACCAGCTTGCGGACGAAACCAACTATTACACCTTTAATCTCTCATATTCCAGCAGTACAGTCACCTTGGCCTATAAAGGCCGTAGCGGTTCAGGGCAAATTTTGAGAGTGTTTGGTGTGAACTAAGGAGGGCTTATGAAAGCGTTATTGGATGAAAAGGGCTTCATTATCAGTTACGCCATAGTGGGTGATTTGGTAGATGGCATCGAACTACCAACCCCAGAGGACATTGCCCACTTTGAGGAGCATTTCGCCGCATACAAGGTGTGCGATGGTACTGCAGCCTTTGACAACGAACACAGCGAAGCACTTCTGACCGAGGCAAAGAGGGATGAGTTCCGACTGCGCCGGGAAAAGGAGTGCTTTTCTGTTATCAATCGCGGTCAGCTTTGGTACGAGGGTGTATCTATCACCCAACTGCTGGAACTGCGCCAATGGTATAAAGCGTGGCTCAATGTCACGGAAACAATGGTCGTGCCGGAGAAACCGACATGGCTCACATAAGGAATTTGGGCATCCGCAAGGGTGCCTATTTTCATATAAAAATATGAATTTCAGGAGGAAACGGCTATGGATCTAACAGCACTGGCGGCAACGATTACCGCTCTGGGCGTTGTGTTCGGAGCGATCTTTGCCGTCCACAAATGGTTTCTGAAGCAGGAAAAGCAAGACAAGGATATCAAGGCCATTAAGGAAGAGCAGACCGTGTTGGTTTACGGTGTGCTTGCCTGTCTGCAAGGCTTGAAAGAGCAAGGCTGTAATGGCCCCGTGACAGAAGCCATCAATCAAATCGAGAAGCACATCAACAAGCAAGCCCACAAATAAAAGGAGGAATTTATTATGACTGACATTACCGTAATCCCCGCACTGGCTGCCATCGTGTACACCATCATCGACATTGCCAAAACCGCGATGGGCGGTGACGAGAAGTTCAAGCGTTTCATTCCGCTGATCGCCTGCGTTCTGGGCGGCATCTGCGGTGTGGTGGCGTTCTACTTTGTTCCCGGCACAATGGGTACGGAGAACATCCTCGTTGCCATCGTTCTCGGCGCTGCAAGCGGTCTGTCTGCAACTGGCACCAACCAGGTGGTCAAGCAGCTCTCCGCTGGCTCTACCACCAAGAAGGAGGTGACAGACAATGAATCTGCATAAGTTGCTTCTGACCGAAAATGCCTGCTATAAGGCAGGTCGCAAAATCACCATTAAAGGTATCATGGTTCATTCCACCGGTGCCAACAACCCCAATCTCAAACGCTATGTCGGTCCCGATGATGGTCTGCTCGGTGAGAACCAGTACGGCAATCATTGGAACACCTATCATCCCGGCGGCAGAGAGGTCTGCGTCCACGGCTTCATCGGCAAGCTGAAGGACGGCACTATCGCCACGTACCAAACTCTCCCTTGGGATCACCGGGGTTGGCACGCTGGCGGCTCTGCAAACAACACCCATGTTGGCTTTGAAATCTGCGAGGACGGCCTCACTGATGCAACCTACTTCGGCAAGGTGTATCGGGAGGCCGTTGAACTTTGCGCCTACCTCTGCAAGCTGTATGGTCTGAACGAGCAGAGTATCATCTGCCACTCCGAAGGTTACAAGCAAGGCATCGCATCCAACCACGGCGATGTTATGCACTGGTTCCCGAAGCACGGCAAGAGCATGGACACCTTCCGTGCCGATGTAAAGGCATTGATCAATGCCGGAACGGATACCGCTCCTGCTGAGAAGCCCGCGATCACCAATTCCGCAGAAAAAACCATCTGGGATTATCTGTACGGGAAGATCGGAAACGCCTATGGCACCGCAGGCTTGATGGGTAATCTGTTCGCAGAGTCCAGCCTCAAGCCTACCAATTTGCAGAATACTTACGAAAAGAAGCTGGGTTACACCGATGATACCTATACGGTGGCAGTGGATAACGGCTCCTATGATAATTTCGTGAAGGATTCTGCTGGATACGGTCTGGCACAATGGACATACTGGTCTCGCAAACAGGCTCTCTTGGACTTTGCCAAGTCCCAGGGTAAATCCATTGGTGACCTTGATCTGCAGCTCGATTTCATTTGGAAGGAACTGACCGAAAGCTACAAGAGTGTTCTCGCAACTCTGAAAGCGGCTGCTTCCGTTGAAGAGGCATCCACGGCTGTGCTGACAAAGTACGAGCGTCCTGCCGACCAGGGAGAGACTGTCCAGGCAAAACGGACAACTTACGGTCAGACCTACTATGACCGTTATGCTGCCGTTGAATACCCCGAAAAGCTGACCACCGGCTATTACCGCGTCCGCAAGGCATGGAAGGACAGCAAGTCCCAGGTTGGCGCTTACCGTGTTCTGAAGAATGCAAAGGCGGCTGCGGACAAGCACCCCGGCACCTTCGTTTTCACGAATGACGGTGTCGCCATCTACCCTGTTGAGGAGACTTATCGGGTCCATACTGTGGTCAAGGGTGACACTCTCTGGGATATCGCCCAGAAGTATCTTGGAAATGGCTCCCGTTATCCTGAAATTAAGGCTCTCAACGGACTTAACTCTAATGTTATCTACAGCGGTTGGAAACTTAAAATCCCCAACTAAGCACAAAGCCCATCGTTCCATCTGCGGAGCGATGGGCTTTATTTTTTTGCAAAAAGTTGCCGTGCTTTTTTCCGAAACGGCTCCTTCGTTTCCATTTGGCACTGAGGAGAGACCTCCTCAGAAGGAGGACCCGCTATGACGGATTTACAGAAAAAGCAGATCGTGGCCATGCGCCAGCAGCACGCCACCTACGCAGCCATTTCCGATGCCCTGGGCATCCCACAAAGTACCATAAAGACCTATTGCCGAAAGATTGGTTTGATGGGCGACCGTACACCAAGCAAGCCAGTCTGCAAGAACTGCGGTGGTGAACTTACCAACACCCCAGGCGCAAGACCTCGGCTCTTCTGTTCCGACCATTGCAAACAGACCTGGTGGAACAAACATCGTAGGGAGCGTGTCAGCACAAAAATTATTCCGCACATCTGCCTTACGTGCGGAAAGCCTTTCGCGGATTACAGTGGTGCAAACCGAAAATACTGCTCCCAGGAATGCTACAGAGAAAGGGGTGTGCGTGATGGACAGTAAGATTTTTGAAGCTCTGTTGGGCTATAAGTCGGCAATGGCGCAGGCTCGGCTGATGCGGTCAAAAGGGCTGATTTCTGCCGAAGAATACACCAAAATTGAGACAAAAATGTGCGAAAGATATGGTATCAATTTCGGCAGTTTATATCGAGATATTGACTGGATAAATACCCCCTTTGACGGTAATATGGACACTGAAAAGGAGGTGGTATGATGCCAAAGACTGTAACACAAATCAACTATCTGCCAAAGCTGGAAAGCAAGAAAAAGGTCGCAGCCTACGCTCGTGTGTCGTCCGGCAAAGATGCAATGCTCCACTCCTTGTCGGCGCAGGTCAGCTACTACAACGCCCTGATCCAACGCGAGGACGGATGGCAGTTTGTAGGCGTTTATGCTGATGAGGCTATGACAGGCACTAAGGAAAATCGTGCTGACTTCCAAAGGCTGATTGCTGACTGCCAAGCTGGAAAAGTTGATATGATCATTACCAAGTCCATCTCCCGCTTTGCCCGCAATACGGTTACACTCCTTGAGACCGTCCGTATGCTGAAAGCGTTGGGGGTGGACATTTATTTTGAGGAGCAGAACATTCACACAATGAGCGCCGATGGCGAATTGATGCTGACCATCCTTGCATCCTACGCACAGGAGGAAAGCCGATCCGCAAGTGAAAATCAAAAGTGGCGCATCAAAAAGAACTTCGAAGAAGGACTGCCTTGGAACGGGGTCATCTTTGGATACCGCCTAATCAAAGGCAAATATGAAATTGTGCCGGAGGAGGCAACAGTCGTACAGCGGATTTTTGCAGAATACCTTGGTGGCGCCGGAGTTTCCTTGATTGCCAAGCGCCTGGATGCTGATGGTATAAAGACCCGTCGAGGTGAACGGTGGCATCCGAACACGCTACAGAAGATGCTGCGGAACTACAATTACACAGGAAACCTCATCCTGCAGAAAACCTTCCGTGAGAACCACATCACCAAAAAGACCATCATCAATGAGGGTCAACTACCCAAATACCATGCAGAAGGGACCCACGAAGCCATCATCGATATGGACTCCTTTATGGCAGTTCAAACGGAGATTGAGCGCCGTTCCAAGCAGTACGCGCCCAAGACTTCTACTATCAATCGCTACCCCTATAGCGGAAAGATAGTCTGCGCCAACTGTGGTAAGTCCTACCGCAGAAAGACCACCAAAACGCAGATAGTTTGGATATGCGCTACATTTAACACCAGGGGCAAGGCATTTTGTTCTGCAAAGCAGATCCCAGAAACCACCCTGGATACCTTAGTTGCTGAAATCCCTGGCGGCATCGGTGCTGTTGCCACCATAATCGCTGCCGATAACAATACCCTCCACTTCCATCTAACGGACGGCACAACGCTGACACGCATTTGGAAAGACCGCTCAAGGGCAGAGTCCTGGACCCCCGAAATGAGAGAAAAAGCAAGGCAAAAAGCCACTGAAAGGAGCCAAGCATAATGGCAAGACAGATAACAGTCATCCCTGCCACAAGGGATAAATTCACAGCATTGCCGACTGCCTCTATACAGAGGCGGCGCGTTGCAGCCTACGCTCGTGTTTCTACTGACAGCGATGAACAGTTCACCAGCTATGAGGCACAAATTGATTATTACACCAATTACATCAAAAAGCGTGACGATTGGGAGTTCGTAAAGGTATATACGGATGAGGGCATTTCTGGCTGCAATACCAAGCGCCGTGACGGATTCAACGAAATGGTCGCTGATGCCCTTGCAGGCAAAATCGACCTCATCGTTACAAAATCGGTCAGCCGATTTGCTCGTAACACCGTGGACAGCCTCACAACTGTCCGAAAGCTGAAAGAGCATGGCGTGGAGGTTTTCTTCGAGAAGGAAAATATCTACACCTTTGACGGTAAAGGTGAGTTGCTGATCACCATCATGTCGAGCCTTGCCCAGGAGGAAAGCCGGAGCATTTCCGAGAACGTCACCTGGGGTCAGCGGAAACGCTTTGCTGACGGAAAGGTCACGATGCCCTTTAAGCATTTTCTCGGCTACGACCGTGGCGAGGGCGGTGTTCCAGTCATCAACGAAAAAGAAGCCGAGGTTGTTCGGATGATTTACAGACTGTTCCTTGAGGGCAAAACTGCTGCTGGCATCTGTAAACACCTTATGAGCCTGGGCATTCCCACACCTGGCGGCAAGACTAAATGGACACAGGGTACGGTAATGAGCATCCTTCAGAATGAGAAATACAAGGGGGATGCCTTATTACAGAAAAAGTTCACGGTTGATTTCCTCACTAAAAAGCAGAAGGTCAACGAGGGCGAAGTTCCCCAATACTATGTGGAAGGTAGCCATCCGGCAATAGTTACCGCTACGGACTTCGATGCAGTGCAGGACGAGATTGCCCGCCGACAGGGCTTGGGGCGTTCCTACAGCGGTTCGAGCATTTTTGCCAGCAAACTGATATGCGGTGACTGCGGTGGCTTTTACGGGCAGAAGGTTTGGCACTCCACGGATGCATACCGCAGGGTCATTTGGAGATGCAACAGCAAATTCAAGGGTGAGGCAAAATGCGAAACACCGACCCTGGACACGGACACCATTCAGCAGATGTTCCTCGCCGCCTATAACCAACTGATGACCAACCGCGATCAGCTTCTGCGGGATTGCGAAACTATGCGAGAGTTGGTGAATGACTGTCCTGCCTTGGATGCTGAAATCGATAGCCTGAACGAAGAAATCCAGGTGGTTGCCGGACTGGTTAGCCAGTGCATAAAGGAAAACGCAACCACGGAGCAGTCCCAGGATGACTACGCAAAGAAGTACAACAGGCTTGTCAAACGATACGAAAAAGCCACGGCGCGACTGAAGGTGGTAACGGAAGAAAGAGAAAGCAGGATGCAGCGTGACCGTGAACTGCGGATATTCATAGGGTCAATAGAAAAACAGCCCCTTATCCTCAATGCCTGGGATGAGAGATTGTGGATTGGCCTCTTGGACACAGCCACGGTAAACAGCAACAACAGCATAACCTTCCGATTCAAAAACGGAACGGAGATAACGATACAGGCATAACGCACGAACTCCTCACTGCTATGACGGCGGTGAGGAGTTTTTTGGGGAATTGATGCGCTGCCCGTGGTAGTTTGTTTTTGTGAGGTGAGTTTGTTTTTTCTCCACATAGTTTGCACCGAAAAAACAAACTATCGCAAACCAAAATCGACCGTATCACAATTATCGGATGTTGCCAAGACAAAAGGTACTGCTCTGACTCTTTCCGGCAGCCATCCATACCGCTCCGGCTGCGTCTTTATGGGCTGGAACACCAAAGCTGACGGCTCCGGCA